GATATTTGTAATCTAAATCATGTCTTGCTGATAAATTGTCAACTATTACCCTCTGGGCATACTTATTTGGTATCTCTGCCAGTGCACCTGATAACCAAAACACAAATCCAACTATTAATGCACCCACCGCTCCCTGAATTGCCGGATGACACAAAATCCATTTCAACTTTGCTACTGCCCCATCCTGATCTTCAAATCGTTTGTGTAAGTTTGGCATTTATCTCTCCTTTTGTTTTATTTGCTTTCGGGGCGGTGTGACTTCCCTCGGTCACGGTCTGTTCACGCAGACAACCCCCTCTCCTATTCTATTGCTCCGCCTGTTAAACTCCCCGTTAAACTGCCTTGTGAAAATGGATGAGGCGTAAGTTCGCTTGCTCCTATATCCCACAAAGAGTTATAAGGACGTATGGTTCCTCTTATTCCGGTACAGGTTGAGCCATTGGTACAACCAAGTTCCGTTGACAAATCCACACCCGTATCTTTACAGGGTGATAGATAATCAATCTCAAAGCCATTAATTAAAAGCGGGTTTGTAGCAATATCGCTTGCGTCTTTAGTGAATCCGCTTACATCTGCTGTATTGCCATAGAAAGAGTTGTATCCCTCTAACAAGTTGGTATCACTATCAAGAACAACGCCTGTCGTTGTTGCGTCTTTTATGATGTTGTTTTTTATAAGTATAGAATCGTAATCATCGCCTGTCGCTTTTATATTAATGTCATTTCCAACAAGGGTGTTATTGGCGGCAATTACATCACCCGTTGAGTTTACAAACCATATTCCTGCGGTAGAATTATTATAGATGTAGTTATTAATAATAGTGGGATTAACTGCATGAGCGTTAGCCGTAATGCCCCGACCTGAACCAACGTCACCATTTACACCTAGATTATTATACAATGTGTTGCCAATGGCTGTGCAATTACAAGAATAGTTATCAAACTGAATACCACTTGATTCTGCACATCCCGTGAAAGTCATTAACTTAACCCAATAGGTTTCTCCGCCCGCAACATCGGGAGCATTTTCGGCGGCTGATGTATGAGACTTAATACAGTAATAAATACCCGTATCCACAATCTGAACCGTTGATTCCCCTACAACATAAGATTGTTCTGCCGCCCATGCAGGAGGACAGGCCAGGGTGTCATGCGCCACATTGTTTTCATAGGTTATCCGATTAATCGCACAACCCTCTGCCACACTCGACCAGTTGTTAAATCCATGCCAGTAAGCGTGATCAGAATGAGAGTTTTTGACTGTGGTATCCTCAACATAATTTACCAAGTAAGAACCCAACAGACCATGAGAAAAAGTAACATTATCTACCGTGATAAAAGAAGATTTGTTTGTTGAGTCCGTCCCGAATACAGCAACACCGGCTATTCCGCAATAATCAAAGTCTGAATCCTTAACCACATGACCTGTGCTGGGCGAATTAAGGGCGTACATCTGAACACCATACTTTTGAATATATCTACCCTTAATATTTGATATGTATATATAGGATTTATCGGTTGCTTTAATTCCGCTAGCAACATCAACTATATTCGTATCAGGATTAAGACCCGTTACGATAGGGTCTGCTCCTGTTCCATATTTACCTATTATTAGGTAAGATAATAAATTGCCAGAAGCCCCTACTATCACAGCTCCATAAGCATTAGTCCCTGCTTTTTGGAGGTATGTACCTGCTGTTTCCCAACAAGTTGCACCACCACAGCCTGTTGCAAGTTCACTCCATGCCTTAAAAGGCCCGTCTGCCGCATCACAAGTCTGTGAAGTTCCTGTTCCCGAAGTCGTGCAAGTAGGGTCAATGTAATAGGTGGCAGAACAAACACTATTAAAAAGAAACAGGAAAATAATTGTATAGATAATTATTTTTCTCATGGCACGTTACCTATTTCAGTCGTACTGACAAATATCTGGTCGAAATAGATACTCATTGCCGTAGCTGCTGTATTTTGTTGTGCGGATGCCCTAATCAATGTCGCTTGGTAGGAAGTATTCCCATTTGACTTATCTAATTCTGCTGTTGCTGGTTTTGTTCCTATTGTCCCTATCCAGAGTTTTAACGCCCCATTGCTTCCAGTTCCTTTTGTGTATTCAACCCACACATGATAAAGAGTATTAATAGCAATGGTTGTGGTTGAACCATAAGCTGCCCCCTCTGTGCCAATACTACCGCCCAATCTTCCATCTTCATTCATTAAAACTTTAAAAGCAGAATTTGTCCCGTTAGTTGCGTAAAAGAATTGTACATACCCCGTAGCGGCAGGAAGGGCAGAAATCTTAAATCGGAAATGACCAAACAAGTGGTCTTGTGCTGTAAATGATGGACTTGCTGCATGAGCGGTGCTATTCGCAACAACATCATCCGAATATAGTTTTAATTGCTGCCATCCCCTAAGAACTGTTGCGGTGGTGTCATTGGGTGATACCGTGCCAGTTCCTAATGTGGATGAAGTCCAATTTTCAGAATTATCATATCCCGTAGTAGCAGTTTCAAAATTCTGACAAATTAAATAATTTCCACAGAAATCAGCACCCGTTAGTGTAGCCCATGTACCCTGTGACACTCCGTCAACTGGGGCGGCAAAAACCATGACTTGACCCGCTGTCGGTGCGGCAGTAGGAAGTCTGTAAATCCTGTTTGCGCCTAATGCACCTGTTTGATGTGAACCACCCCAACAATCGCCGTATAATTCAGTTCCGTAATCGTCATAGGCACACATTGTCCCTGCGGTGTTTTCTGTTTTAGTGGCGGAGAATAAAGGAGAGATAACACTTGTTCCAAAATAACCCGTTCTTGGCCTTGTCGCACCCGAAGCACCTATATCGTAGGTATTGTCGGTAAAGAGCAAGTGGCCTGTGAGAGTGCCGCCTGAGAGAGATAGTTTGAGGGCTAAAGCGTCAAAAACACTATTCCCATCAGGTGAATGAGTTGTGTCGCTATCGGAGATTGAGGAGGCGATACTTGCGGCTGTAAGATAAGACCCTGCCGCTTGAAAACCTGCAGGATTCGTATTGCAGTCTAAAAGTGTTCCCGTGGTCGTATAGGTGCATAAGTAACCATTGGTGTAAGTGCCCTTGACGAGGCTTAATGTAGGCTGGTAATTCGCTATTGTAGCATAAGCTCCTGTTCCCAAAGCCCCCGAACCGCATTGGCCTGTACCTAAGACTGGATAATCCGTAGTGCAGGCAAGGGTAGTGCCCGATGAACTTGGCGGACTTGGCGGAAAGGCAAAGGCTGTAAAGGCAAACAATAAAACAAATAAAAGAGTAAGTAACTTTTTCATGGTTTCCTCCTAGTCAATCCAGCATTCAAAATATAAAGTGACCTGATCGCCGGCTGTTCCTATATCATTAAGGGTAAGGTAAAATTTATCATGCACCGGCAAATATTGATTGAAATCTTCAGCTAAACTTATTCCAGTGGTATCGGCAACATTGGAGTAAGCCGCATGAACAAATACAGCTATCGCCTGTGCGTTGGAAAAGGTTACATCAATGGTTGTGTCCGGCGCCACCGTGGTTAATCCAGGGGAAACAGTCAGAATCATCATGGAAGATTTCTGAACTAACGTCTTTAGTTTATCATCCATTTTAGCAACCAAGTCTGTTGCTGCCAGGGAACTCCCATCCGATGTGCAAACCACTTTCCATGTAAGATAATGTCCGTTAAAGCCCACTAGTGAAGGTGTCAATGTCCATGTTGCAAATGCTGAAGAACTCATTAAGAAGAAAAACGCTATCACCAACCAAAATCTTTTCATATTACTTACCTCCCTTGACTTTATTATTATCTTTATTGCGATTTTTGTAAACTACTTTTTTTCTCCACCAATTCGGTTCATCCCTTTCCAATGGTGGAGTTAAACCGGCTTCTTTATAAGCTTCAATAATTGTAGCAAAATCCGCGCGACCTCGAAGATACTGCGCTCGGAACTCTAGGTCTGGCTGTATCATGGTTGTTCCTCCATAGATTCAAATTTTCCCCTTGAAGTTGGAAATCCAAAGAACGGTAATACAGTTGCTTCAACAGATTGTTTTCCTTGTGCGGTATTTATTGCCTGATCCATTACTATCGGAGTTGACGAATCAATAATATAATCCCAAATTCTTTCAGGAATATCAGGAAGCCCATCATATTTTTTCATTCCAAATAACTGTTCGCCCATTGCGCTTACCGCCGGAGAAAGTTTATATCCAACTTTTTTTACTGGATCGTGTACCCATTCTGCAATTTCAAAAACAGACTTTAATGGTCGAATATAAGCAGGTGTTTCAGGATGAAATATTTCCTTTCCTTTTTTATTAACTGAAATATATGCAGGTTCATTCCACCATGCTCTAACAGCAAAACCTTTTCCTTTAGGATTTTCCCAAAGATGTTTTCCTTCGCCATCCATTAGTAAAGTTGATTGATAATTCCATAAATCAACAGAACCAATCATCATTATGGCACCTAAAACATATCGGCGGTATTGAGATTTAATGGCACCCATTTCAGACATACCCAATTTTTTAATCATGCTATCTGGCATAAAGGATTTTGCTACATTTTTAGCAACCAATAAATGTTCCCTCTGCCATGTTGGGGAAAGTAATGCCGCTTGCCATTTGACTCTGGTTTCCGGTGTAAAATACATTTTAACCATGAAACGATTTGTTTCTAGCATTGACCGTTTAAAATCTTCACCAGAAAAATGACCATCTGATTTTTGTACAACTTCTCTCGCACACCATTGAAGTTTTAATTTAACTTCCGGTGGCATTGGTGTTCCTTCATCCCATGATTTCAATGCCTGTTCTTTTGTCCATTCAGTTCCATCTAAGTATCTAGGAAGAAGTTTATTTAACAACATATCGGAAAATGAAACCTTCATTCCTGGCTGAACATAATTAAAAATAAAATCTCTCATTTTGGTAATAGGCCAAGTAACAACATTGCCTACTTTTTCTGGAATGGAAGCATTGTCAAAAAACTTTCCTTGTGAACCCAAATCTTCATATCCTTTAAATAATTCCAAGCCTTCTTGATGAAGCAATCTAACTGATGGAGAAAGTTCTTTTGCCAGTTTTAATCCTTTAGGAATATGAACAAATGGAGTGCGTATATTAGCTACTTCCTGCATACCTAAAGACATAACGTGAAATAAACTTGCTCCAAGTTTAAGACTTTTTGCAGCAAAGTTTAATTTAGATAAAGTTCCGTATTGAGGATTGTCTATATATGAATGAACAAAAGGATATAATTCTTCTTTTATTCCTACTGCACCTTTAATTGTAACAATTCTTCCATCTTCTGATTTATGAGTAATAGCCTTATCCAAAAATTGAGAATCATATCTTATATATCCATCAGTTAATCCTTGTTCTTCTAATGATTTCCAATCTTCCACCATTCGTAATGGTTTCGGATTTCCACCTTCACTACGAATAAACGTTGCTCCTTCTTCTCCTTTTATTTTATGAAGCGTTTTAAATAGACCTCTTGCGCTGTTGGCTCTGGTAATAGATTCCAATTCCAATCCCACAAGTTTTCCGATATTGGTCGTGGCTGGTATTTCACCCAATTCTATTCCTTTTTCATATGTAGGAATTACCCTTTGTTTTGCTTGTGGCAACCCTTTGCTGAATTTACCATACATTGATTTATATGGTTCGCCAGTAACTTTATCAATCCACGAATGATAAATATGATTAATGTTTGGTGATTCCGGCATCATTTCAAGAATATCATTATCTTTGATAAATTTAGCTTGTTTTGTTTTTTCTTCTGCTATCCACCGAACAACGCCTTTTTCAATTTCATTAAGCTGATCCCAATATTTTCCTTTCATCTTATTTTCATAAGCATGAACAAGCAACATTTGACGTTCCGGTTTTGGAATCATATCATCAACTATTTTTTCAAATAACTTAGAAGTTGATTCCGCACGTCTGATACTTCTATGATGTTCAATCATGGAATCTTTAGCAGCCTGAATACCCTTTGCAATTTCCGGCGGTATTTGAGTTGCTTCATAAATTTCAGAAGTTTTAGCAGATATATTTTTCATTATATCAATGGCTATCGTGGGATCAATACCGGAATATAAAGTAGCACTTTCGGGATCTTTTGATTTGCCACTGCTTTTTTTGGCTGGTTTTTCTGGTATGCCTTCTAAGTTGATTTGTTGGCCAGATTTAGGTTCAGTTGGTTTGGTTGCTGTTTCTTGCAAGGTTACCGTAGGTTCAACTTTTTTAACAGAGGCGGTATCTTTTTGTGTTACTTCTTTCAATTCCATTTCACTAATACTTGGAATTCCCTCTACACTCATATCTTTAACATTTTCAGAAGTAAAATGTTTAGCATTGGCGGCAAGATCCTTAACCGAAATATCCACCTTTTCACCAAATACTTTCGCTTCATAATAATTGGAAGAATCGGAAAGTATCTCGTCAGGATTTAAATTATTTTTAATTAATACTTCATTAATTTTTTCCACTGGAATTTTTATTGGTAAAGATTCTTGTACAATTTCATCAACAAAATTCTTAAATAATACAGAATCACGTTTTGCCAATTTTGATTCTTTGGCAGTATCAATAATTGTCTGGATGTGTTCAGCCATTTTTCCAGAAATAACTTTTATTAATTTTCCGGTTAATGGATAACTAGCAAATTCAGTTATCGTGTTTACTGGGTATGCTATTTCTTCCGGCGCATTGGTAGATTGAAGAACAGGTTTAACTAATTCTTTGCCTATTTCAGCGGGTAAAGATAAAATTGGCGTGGGCTTAGCACCGAGAATTGAAACAGGTTTATTTACATCTTCAAATATTAATTGTCCTGTTTCCGATTGTGGTTTGTATGTAAGAAAATCAGCCAGTTTTTCATGCACATTTTTAGCAAATTCAACATCAGCTTTTCCGGTCATTGCTTTGCTTAAACCTAATGTAGTTAATCCGGCGACAGCTCCTACGGTTGCGCCGACAATTCCCGTTCCTAAATTTAAAACATTTTCATAATCACCATAAAGGACATCATTAAACCGTTTGAAAAATTTGCCCACTGATTCCAGTTTACTCAATGGCTTGGTATCATCATGGGCTACTTTTGCAAATTCAATGTTGCTCATGTGTTCAGCAGTTTTTCCATTGAGTTTCTGAAAATCATTTATTGTATTATACATATCATCTGCATTTACCGGTTTATTGGCCGGTGTAGCAAAAGATGCGGGAATTCCCTGACTAACTACATTTTTTTTATTCTGTGCATATTTATCAGCATCAATATTATGAACAACAATAGCGGATTTGGTTAAATCAGAATTGGTGGAAGATGGTGCTATATCCACCCATTCATCATCTTTGTTCGGTTGATTCTGATTCAAAGGTACATCAACCCATTCGTCAGAGTTTTGTAATGTATTCATAACTTCCATCACTGAATAAAATTCTTACTTTTTTATTGTCGTTTTTATTTTCCTGAAGTTTAACAAGTTCCACACCTTTTTTACTTTCTATTTTGGTCATATCTTCAGGTGACATTTTAAAATCAAATTTTATTGTATTGATTGTTTTAACTGGTTTCTTTTCGGGTAAAGTATCATCATACGGACTTAATATCGCACCTCTATTTTTTACTTCCATAAGATGTTTTTGAGTTTTAGTTAATCCTAAATTTATACCCATGAACGATTCACGTTCATTAACAATTACGTGTTGCAACCCTTTAATGATGGTTGCTTGTGCTTCATCAGAAGTAAGGTTGCGTCCTAACTTTTTTTCTTCAGCATAAAGAAACGTTGCTGCTGTTTCTGCTAATTTATTTTGTTCATCCTGTTTTATTCCGGCTTTTTCCAACATTGATTTTACCGTATCTGTTTTGAATATTGCATACTGAGCATCTTCAGGATGTTCTAAATAATAAAGTCTTTGTTTTTCAAGTTTTGTAATGTCTTTAGCTGATAAACCTTTTCTTCTTCCCTCCTCTCTAATTTCTGTAACAGTGGAAGAAATCAATTTTTGTGCATCCATTAAATCAGTTCCAATATTACTAAACACTTTACTGTTTTGGTCGTTTACTTTATTTTTAATATGTTGCATTTCTTTTATGGCTGTTTTATTTCCAGTTGCCGCCATTTCTTCAAGTTTTTTATATTCAGGCATAGAAGTTACTTTATCAATATTTAAAATACGACCTTGCGCCCATGCGTTACTCATTGCATCTTCAATGGCACCACCATATTTTATAGTAGTATCAACTTCAGCAACATGCCTGTCGGTAATTGCTTCAGATATTCTCTTTTTAACGTATGAAGCACCTTCTAAATCCAAACCATATTCTTTTTGATGTTTAGGATCTTCAAGGTACAAACTCATACGATTTAAATCACCATTAAATTTATCATATAAATCAGAATAGGCTTGTGTATTATTTTGATCTTTGGCAATACTTTTCATTTGTCTATGTAATTCATCATAAACCTGCGCACCTTTTAGTTCACCCGCCCAACGTTCCATATACGCCTTAGCATATTCAACCTGTCCTGAAGCGATTGTGGCTTGAATAACACCTGAAGCATAGGCAACCGTGGCTTTATTTTTTACTATTTCAGGAACTTCTTTACCAAGATAATTGGTTTTTAGCCTGTCCAACATATCATTATAAGTTTCTTCTACCGTTGAAGGGCTGTCACCAAAGGTTGAGCCACGTTTGATAGCATTGGTAACGATATTTGATCTTACATCCGTATCGTACCGTTGTTGAGATTCAGATTGCCATGTAGCAACGTGCTTTAAATTAATATTCTTTAAATTATCAAGTTTAATTCTTAACGCTTCTGTAATTCGAGGGTCAGCGTTTGTTAAAGCATTTTCATTGTATTTTTCAAGAGCAACACCAGTTTCTTTAAAAACACCATAAGGGTTTGTCCCGGGTTTATCATATACTTCTTTTGCTTTTAAAATCATTTCAAGTTGGTCAGCATCGGCCTTATTTAATTCTGTTTCTAATAAGCCCGCCTTCTCTCTGGCTTCCATTCTTTCTGCCGCTGCTGTAATTTGTTCCCCGACATTAATTCCCGTTGCGCCCAAATTTTGCATTGCCCGAATATCTGCCGGAGTTTCAGTAGGCATGAGAACATTACTTGCACCCGGGATTATGTTTTCTTTACGTTCATATATCGGAATAATAGGCATTGTTTTATCCTTTATGATTTATCCATGAAATATTTTCCAACACTTCCGGCACCGGTCATTAATGAACTTCCCGCATTGGTATATCCCGCTGTTCTGGCCTGATTTCCCTGCATACGATAAATTTCAGCTTGGGATTCTGACTGCCTTGCTTTTACTTCCCCATTGTATCGGATAGCCATGGCATCCATTTCCATTTCACCGGCTTGACTGCCTAAAACTTCCAGTGGAGTTCCTTCACTTAAATCAACTCCAGATGAAAGATAGGCTACTCTCTGCCGCGCTTTCATCTTTGAATTGGCTTCCCGTTGTCTGGTTTCCTCAAATGCGGCCGCATCACGTTCAGATTGTGCCTGTGCATCCATCACATCGGCATTGTAATCAGCCGCCTGTTTTTGGGATTCTCCGGCAGAGACAGCAGACATGGCACCCACAATCGAACTTATTACAGAAAAAATTACTCCAATCGCCATCCACATAATTATTTCACCCAGGCCATTATATAAGCATCTTGACCATCTTCAAAATATTTATTGAGTATTCCTTCGCAAATCAATCCAAGATTTTCAGCAAACTTTCGACCAATTGCAAAATCAGTTCGTACCGTTCCCTGGATTCTCCAATAACCGTAATAATCAATTATGAAGTTTTTTGATTCTTCGACTGCAATGTATATTTCTTTAGCCAGTTCTTTAAGTCGATTAAATGGTGCCAAAGGAACTATCCATGCTTCACCAACTCCCTTCCAAAAATCACATATACCGCCCATGCCAATAACTTCATTGTTGTAGAATAGGATAAAAGCCGGTCCTCTACTCATATTAATTTCCGCCTGATTGAGAAATTCATCCGGCACATATTCAAGTTCCAACGGTATTACCTTCATGCCACCATTCATTATCCGTCATATCCTTTCAATTTGATTATGATTCCGTTTATTGAGCAGGGAATAGGTTTTTCTGATTCAAATAGGGTAAGGCCATCCGTATCGTAATCACCGTCAAAATCAACATCCTTATCGCCGGTAAACATCCTTCCCGTTCCATCTTCATCAAATATTATATCGGTTAAATTGTTTTCATCCGGACCGTATTTGCAATCCAAGGTATTCTCAAAACGCGCCACGATTCCATCTATTCGTTTATTTATTCCCTGTGAAGTTCCATAAGACCCGCCGATATCCGGCTTCATGGGCTGTAACCTCGCACGAATTGGCAGGCCAACGTGTATCTTATTGAAATAATCGGCTAGAGTAAGAGCACCGCCGACCACCGTATCATTATCTTCAGCTCCACCATCACCGCAAATTGCCACTTCACAACCTTCCAAATGATCAATTCCAGTTACATATTTAGCAACTTTTTCTACATATCCGCCAATATACCCACCGGATAAATAAGCATGCGTATAAACCGATTCATCCAGTTCTATATTATCAGCGTCAATAACTGTCACATTCCATATTCCATTAGCTTCCGTGCAACCTAACACTCCAAATATGTTGATTTCATCGCCATCAGTTAATCCATGAGTTGTAACCCTTACCCTAATCCGCCTGTTTACTATATCCGATTCATAGCATTTTATAATGGTTAAATTAGCCACAAAGGCTGTAAAAGCTGAACCGTCAATATTTGTTCCAGCTTCATCATGTAAATGGAAATCATTGGTTGCCAATCCAGCCACTTTATACACATTGTCATTTAATTCAGTCATTCCCCGGACACCGACAAATCTTACATGGTTACCGTCTGTAAGTATTGTTCCGTCAGAACAGGTCACAACCGGAGGATTTGCCGCGGTAATTGCAGTAAGATTTAACTTTGCTCCACCATCAAATGTCAATCCACAATCAACAAAGAATCCATCGGCAGGATCAGTTCCAAAATCAATCGGCTTCATGTATTCAATAAACCGTTTTTCCTGACCATCAATTGTGCGGATAGTGGAAAACCATGGAACATCTTCACCCGTTGCTGAAGGAATTACACATACACTTTCAAAACGGCCGGAAGAATTCTTGCCGGTATTTCTTTGCATCCAGCCAATTACTTCTTCAAGTCTATTGTAAATCATCACACAAATATCGCCATTTGCTTTCACACACCAGATTAACGGTTCAGGGATGAACTGCGCGGCCATGTCAATAATTCCTGATTCAGTGATATGATAGGCTAATCTGGTCATATCGGGAGTCTGGTATTTGTCATTGGTATAGGAATATGCCATTTCCCTAACTCTACGGCCACCTCTTTGGACAAATAATACTGAACCGGAAGATAAGAGCGCCTGCACATTTGCTGAACCATTAGATTCCTGAAATTTTGCATTAATACTGTCATAGGTAATTGGTTCGGTGGTGGATTTACCACCCATGCGCCATTCAGAGTCTGTATTTCCAATCATCAAGTATTCTTGCGGAACCAACCACATAGTTTTTCCAATGGTACGTGACAATAATGTGAAGATCAATCCACTGTCAGCATCCGCTCCAACTGTCATATTGTAATAATCACCGGATTTGGATAACCAGACTGTCAAAGGTTTTTCGTATGAACCGGCGAAAGAAAGACGCTCTTCGAAGAACGATGTTGCAGCTGGCCAACGGTTTGATGCCTGACCACCTGAAACCCACGCATTGACAAAAGTTGATTCCTGAAGGTCGAAATTGTTTGCATCTATTTTTGTAATTACCCAAACACCATTAGCTTCCACGGTTCCGGTAACAGCTTCAATGGCAGCACGATTTCCAGTAGTAAAATTATGATCTGATCTCGTAGTAACTCTAATCAATCCAGAACCATTATCAGCACAATTAGTAATGTCATGGTAAGTAAAATGGCCAGCACCAACCACATATCCACCGGAAGTGTAAAGATTTGTGTAAACTGAACCCTGCAAAATAATATTATCTTCATCAACCTTATCAACAATCCATGTGCCTATTGCTTCGGTCGTACCAACAATATCAACGACTGTAACCATATCACCAGTTTCAAAATTATGAGCACGAACTTCAATATTTACTTCTCCACCAACATTACTGGTATCAGAAACCCAATACCCTATTTCTTTTACTGCTGTACCACCTGAAATATAAGCATTTATATAAACAGATCCATTTAATGTAAAATGTGTTGAATCAACCGTCGTAACTTCCCATAAACCAATTGCCTCCACGGTTCCACTAACATCAGCTATAGTAATAAGGTCACCAGTTGTATATCCATGAGTCGTAGCAGTTGTTATTTTAATTAATCCACTAGAATTAGCTGTACCAGAAATAGCAATGTAACTTTCCGTTGTCGCTTGTTCACTGGATGTAAAAACAATAGGATTAAGTGTCCAATCTACATGGGATGTACGTGATAACATTCTTGGCGCATGATTTTTACAGGTTATATAAAGTACGTCGGCGGATTGCTGAAATCTTAAATCACGCAGTTCTGTATGTTTGTAAGGAGTAACTATTTCAACCGGAACTCCGCCAACTTCAATCCGCGCGCCATCAACATAAAACCTGAAATAGTAATCACCCATTTCAATTCCATAGGCTTGATCCGCGGAGAACACGAATGAACGCATGATGGTAGTTTTATCATTAAACTTTGCCGCATTGGCGTAATACGTTCCCGGGGCTTTGGTTACTCCACCTTCAACACGCACAATGAAGTTTTCTACTATCCGACAACCGGTAAAATATTTGGCAACGTCTGTACGGGAATCCATGCGGCGGGATAATTCACCGGCATTGAAGGAATTTATGATAACATTTTGCTTTCCCATTAATTACCTTTCACTCCACGTAAAACCACCTTTTTCATCAGTGGAAGCAGAAGCACTCTGCATGGCATCGTCACCCTTGTATTTTAATATTTCATCCTTACACAACAATTTTATTGATTGCATAAATAACCGGTCTTGTACCAATCTATAAACTATTTTTTCAGCAATTCGCGCTGATATAGCTGATGCAAGGTGACTATTTATATTAGTAGGGTCTATAATTCTTTTCGCATATTTCAAGGCAATGGAAGTTTCCTGATTGGTTAGAAGGTATCGGCCTTCAATAACGTAATCCGGGGAACCTTCAATCGCCAGAACTTTCAAACAAAATGGTGAAGCTGGAAGTAGGTATCGGTAATCCCAATCCGTACCTTCAGGGGCAGTGGCATCAACATTGACTGTCACACGCTCAATTGTATCACTCCACCCCTTTTCATTTTCCTGTATAATTTCATCGATCGCTTTTTCATAAACAGCGGCGCATAGAATACCATTTGGCTTATCGGTTAAAGAAGTTATGAGTGCCGCACCGCATCGAACCAAAGCATCGTTACAAACATCAACCCATGTATAAGACATCTGAACTCCTTTAAAAAAGGGGTAGAGTGAAGTTACCCCACCCCTTTGAATTACTATGTTGATACTTTTTTATTTCTTTTCTGCTTCTCTTTTTTCCGCCTTTATTTGAGCACGGTTAGCAGCCGATACTTTACGATCTTCAACTGCCGTTTTAGCAACCACCTCTTCACTGAACTGGGCAACCGGTACAAAATGACGAATCTTACCCTGCTTGTCCAAAGGTAATTCCTCTTCCGGCTTGCCAACATTTACAATCTGGCCGACTTTGAAATTCTTATGCTTAAACCGGCATTCCCTGATACACTGATACTTTGCCATTTCTTGACCTCCAATAAATTTATTATGGCAGGGAATTTCACCCTGCCGAATCGATTAAATCTTAACTGTCACCCTCACCAGAACCGATGTCAATCCATGCGGTCAACTTACCGGCACTGAAATTTTGTGTGCCAACCGTGTAATACAAACGCAAGTAACGAAAATGGCGATCCGGAATTTTAATTTCAGGCAAATAACCACCCTTTAACAGTGTTGTCGCACTAATCGCATGATCAGCACCTTGCAAAAGAACAGCAGACCCACCAAAATCAGTTGCCGAATGCTGAAGCGCAATTGTTAAAGTTGCCGAATCCTGGGCAGAATCGAATGTTTCTTCGATAATAAACCGGATGATTAACGGAGAACCCTGACCTAAATTGGAATCCGCAACTCCTGTATCCAATATGGTTTCGGAAGCCGCTGAAGCTGTGATAGACTGACCATCACTGAACATATTTTTTGCATCCATCATTGTAATCTATTTCCTTTCTTGATTTGTTACTATTTCTTTACCTATTGACCTTAGGTAAGCGCATCCTCCGTATTAAGAATTGATTCCCACATACGCACCGGAATACCGCGGAAACGGGTTACCGGCATACCAAACGCTGTATCACTGGTATAGTTGACATTGGCTTTGTCTTTGGCCAGGATATCAAACTGGGTTTTCAATACACGGTTGATGTAAATTACTGTGTTGCCACTGCCGCCAGCCGTGGGCATATAATTCAATGCCTCAATAATCTGATCGTCATCTAGGATGTTTTCCGCGCCGCTGGTTTCGATATTGGCAATACGCTGAACACAACGATCGTCAACCACAAACATACCAGCCTGAAGTACGAACTGGGATTCGTAAGCATAATATGAAGTGGAAGCCGTGGGGTTCATCTTAACCTTGCCTTTATCCTCTGCCGAAATTCCAATGTTGGAACCGCGCGGATAAATCATATGACAGGCTTTGGGACCCCATTCAATAATCCACAGAGAGGTTAAATCGGAACCTGTACCACCGGCACCGAGCACATTGGCATCAGCCAAGGCATCATAACGCTGTGACAGACCATTAAAACTGTTCGGATCATCGGACTTATCACCACGGTTGATTGTTTCGGATAATGTCTGACCCAAACCTTCAAGGTGCAGCTCATCTTCTTTTCCACGAACTGCCTTGCCATTGGAACCTTCCAGATCGAGAATCATTTCATCTATATCACTGAAATCTTCCAACCGGCCAATCGGTTCCGAGTGCTGCCGAGTAGTTGCAGTGGAAGAACCGACACCCTGATTTGCACTTCTCCACGTTCCGGAAGGAAGGGAAACAACTTTGGTCCCTACATGCGTGGTTTTCTGATTTGCTTCGACCCATGCGGCGTCCTGAAGCACTTCATTCTTTTCCGCAAGGACATTGGCAATATCGAGAACGTCTTTATTGTTTGTCCTTTTGGCCAACTCCAACATTGTAAATTGAGCGCCTATGACTACTGTTGACATAAAAAGTTAGCTCCTTTCTTAAGCTGTAACTTTTTGACCTTTATTTTTTATCCATCGAAGGATAAGTAAAAAATCCACCCTTACCATCATCTCCGCCCTCGCGCGTCCCACCGACAAACTGAGCTTCGGAAATCGCACTGCCGATAAACGCAAAGGCTTTGAGTAAAAATGGATTGTTGCCTAATCCGGAATCTTCAGCAAATTTCTTAAATCCCGGAACTACCTTTTCCATGTTATCTGCGGTTTTCATGGTCAGGGCAATATTGGCATCGTATTTATCGCCCCACTCCGCTTTCAGTGCTGTTGCCGCATTTGCCATTACCTTTTCTGAATCGGCTTTGATTAATGCAGAAAGTTCTTCAGCAACACCCTGGCGAATTTTATCCAGATTGCCACTTCCAAATTTCTTATCCAATTCGCCAAAACCAGCCAATAATTCCTTTGCCTGATTCTTATCAATATTGGATTTGGCAAACATAGCACGAACTGCACTATCCATTTCCGCATTGTAATCCTTTGACTTCTTATCAAAGGGAAGTTCGTATTCCTCCGGTTTCGCCGGAACTCCACGAACCTCGTTGATTTTCTGGTTAAATGCAACTTTATCCTCTTCCTTGGCGTCAGCACCGGGAATAAATAAAGCATTCTTGGCCTTTCCTTTCAGGTCAACATAAGCTCTTCCGAGATCCTTTACTTCTTTTATATCGGTCAAATCTTCATGTTTTTGAAGGTCAGGTTCCAACGCTGCTTTCCATCCCAAATTACCTCCGTCATTTTCTGCCATACTATTACCTCTCTTTTCGATTAAATTGTTAGGTGTATCTGTATCTTACAATCCCGCTGTATGAACTGTGTATGAAACTCTAATCGACAACGTGGTATCATTTCCGGCATTTCCAGCCAATTCGCCATCACCAGTATTGAACAATCTTATGTTTTTATTGACTGCATTTGCCGCGGTAATAACCACCGCCGCCGAAGGTTCAACAATCTTCAGAATATCACCTGCCTGATCCAGGAAACCCGTTGAATCAATCGCCGCGGTAATATCAGTACCGGTTTCATATTCAATAACTAAATCATCGGATGATTCAGTCAGAATATTGGTTCCGTAGTTCATGATTATCACGGCAGATTTCAATTCGATGAATTTGTCAGCACCAGGAGCCGCAACCAATTCCAGCGGAGCCGCATGCAATCCCTTAATGCAGGCATTGTTACAGGCTACCGTGGTATTGTAGATAACGGCTGAATTATCGAAACTTACCGAAGCTATTTTGGTTAAAGCACCGGCCGTAGAAATTCCCCAATCCGAAGAGGTAATTGCCGCCGTACCGGTTGCATTGATGGCTACAGCATCACCTACCGTCATGGTCAAATCACCATTAGCCGCGCCACCAGTTTGCAATAATATTCCACCATCAGTTGTATTAACTGTAATAGCGTTTCCAGCCACAGTGCCAGTCGCATCAATATCAATGGCCGCGGCGGAAGTCGAAGCTGAATCAATATCAATTCCACCGGCAGTCGCATGAATTCCTATAGCGTCAGCACCCGTACCGGCAGAATTCAAAATCACACTGGAATCATTGGCACCGGTAACTGAAATGGTAAGATCATCGGCCGCGCCATCAGAAGCCAATGTAATTCCTAAAGCTGCACCAGCTGTACCGGTAATATCAGCTACACCAGTAAAGGCACCAGCAGTCGAAACATCCCACGAAGAAGTATCAATGGCCACCGTATCAGCACCGCCACCGCCCAAGGCAACAGTTCCAGTTAAGGTCGATCCACCCGTACCAGTAATCAATCCATCAGCGGTAATTGCACCGATTCCGGTCATTGCTCCCGTAGTAGAAATATCCCAATCGGATGAATTAATGGCAACAGTTTCAACTCCGGACCCGACTGCCACGGCCGGTGTATTCCCATTGGTAAGCAGAATCGAATTAACATAAGCTCCACCATCTACATCGTAAGATTGAATCGCCATGGTTTCAGCAGTAGTTACTGAAGGTCTTACTGCTTTTCCATTGGCTAATGAAATACTGTCTGTTAAACTTAAAGTAGTAAGTCCACTCATCGCGCCCGCCGCTGTAATATCCCAAACTGAAGAATTGATTGCTACGCCGGCAGTTCCATTTCCCAAAGTTGCCGCACCGGTTTCGGTAAATGCGCCGGTAATGGTTGTCGCACCGATAATGTCAACTGTGCCACCCTGTCCAACAGTAAGAACTCCCGCCTGAGCCGAACTGGAAACAACCAGCGGATCAACATTGGCATCGGCGGAAACAACTTCCAGAACTGTACCGTCTGTCGCATTGCCTGTTTTCTGTTCAATCCGCATTACAGACACATCACCAAATGCACCCAAACCTTGGAATGTAAACATATCTTTGTTGGTCAAGGTGGATGTGAATGTGCCCTGATAAGCTGTAAAAGCAATGGTAACATCGGCAGCGGCACCCGTAACATCATTGATTGCCGGAGCTGTGGTATCCACATCCGAAGTCATGGCTATTGTGCCTGATTTATCCGGTAAGGTGTAGGTCCGGTCGGCAGAAGGAGTTCCTGTAAATAAAAACTGGTATCCCGTTCCACCGGTCAGATACAAATAATCAATGTAAGCTTTGTACCATGCCTTGCCATCTTTTCCGATATACCCCGCATGATTCTTACTGGGCATCATATCCGTTGCTGAAAACGCAGGAAGCGCAATCAGCAACACTACAAACATTGAAACTAAAAACCTGAAAATCTTTTTCATAACTTCCCTCCTTATAAGGTAAGACTTCTTTTATATTAAAAGGTTATTTTCCCTTTTGACATTTATCATGTCTGTTCTTATACTTCTTTCTCCTTCAATGAATCCCGCCACCGGTACACAATCTTTCGGCGCATCACCTTCAAAAGCCTCCAATATATGACAATAATATCGAGCGAAACTTGGCGCGGAAACGGCAACAATCTTAAAACTGGCAATCCATGTCAAATATCCCTTTTCCGGAACATCGTAAAATCCAGTTTTGGGAATCATCCGGCCTGGCAACTGCGGAGAAACCACCACAAGGTAAAGTTTCCCACGGTCAAGGTAAACTGCCGGTGTAAATTTACATCCCTTGATTTCGGTAACGGCCGCCGGCGTACCTGGGCAGGTTAAAGGTATGTTGCTAACCTGCTTTGAAATCATCCCGTTTCCAACTTCACTCGGTAATATTATACTTTTCATATTGACCTCCAATCGTTATTTTGTTTCTTCTTCCTCAAAACTTACATTCATCAATGCATCAGTAATATCATTAATGTTTTTAGGTTGTAACACTCCCATTAGTTTGAGCAATCTACGAGCATAATTGCAAAGAATTTTCTGTTCATCGGTAACTATCTCATTGAAGAATCCTAATTCCACCAGCATATGCGCCAAAACTTCACGGCCAACTCTGGTGCCAAACACTTCCCGATACATCCGTTTAACTTCATCAGCGGAATTATTAGTGTTTTGTTTACCGAATAATTTTTTTATTCCATCCATTTTACTGTAATCCTTCCGTCATTTTGCCCTGCATTAACTGATCCATCGGGGAATTGGCTTCAGCGCCCTTGGATAAATTAGGAACTGCCTGAGACATGAGTGCCGCCTGTTTAACCTGTGCTTCCTGCTGAATTTGTTTCTGCCGCGCCGTTCTTGTTTCTTCCACCTTTGCTTCATCCGTAAATCCGTGCGCCGGCCAGCCGAAGGATTCAAGCAATTCTTTGGCAGCATAATCAATATCAATCAAATCCATCGTGCCAGGTTTGATTGCTTCCAACTCACCCATAACTTTAAGGCCGGACATAATGCCCTGAGTCCTAAACAATCTTTTTTGCATCTGAGACAATGGACCTATGTAATCATACTTCAATTCCTGACCGCCGAATAATTCCATCATAACAGGAGGCATTTCCGGCATCCGGCCGCCCTCAATTGCCAATTCTCCGGTACGGTCATTAATAACATCCAGACCATCCGAAGCGAACCGGCCAATGATTGTACCGAGAACCGAAGCCTTTTCACTTTGCATTTCCATGACCTGCGGAACGGAAAGCTGGGCGCCATCCATTGCCGCTCGACTCAACATCATGAAGAAATCCACATGGTAGAAGTCTTTGATTATCTTCCGCACTTCATCTTCACGGTCTTTTCCAATACTGTAATTGGAACCCACGCTTGCCGGCTGAATCAATCTTCCCTTGTCTTCATAATAATTCCGGCCGTTGGGCACTATTCTTTCCTGCCCTCTCATTTCAACCGGTATATTCCACGGCGGTTCGGCAGCCAACTGTGCAACCTTATACATTGATTTAGCCAGTATGTTACCACCAAGTATCGTAATCAGAGCATCGGAAGATGGCGACCGCCCATAAGACTCCTCGCTGTTCACTCTCCAACGCCAGCAAGCATAAGGAAATTGCCGATATCCCTGTTCAGCCAGCACAACTCTCTTTTCTTCCAGTATATAAACCGATGCCCACGGCATGTTAAGATTATCAATTTTTGGTAAGAAGCGGGCGCCAACCTGATACATTTCGCGCTCATTACGGGGATAAACCGCATGAATCACATCAAGTTGAGTTTCTGATTTCTGCATTGTTTCTATTTCAGGTGGCAAGCGCCCGGGAAATTTCTGTTTCAACTGCCGCAAAGTCATTTTAAATTTCCTGAATAATGTATCAACTTTGCCAAACATATTTGTTGAAATGAACACTTCACCAGGATTGCAGACTGTATAAATGGTTTTTCTGGTGGTCACATCCTCTTCCATGTAAATGGTTGATGTGCCGATGGAAGAAGCATCAGAAATAAACTCCGGCATTACATCGTAAAAGTTCGACCTCTGGTATTCATCGTAAAGGGCATATTCGTAATCCTCTATGAAGTTGCGGATTTCAGGAATCTTGTCAATCCTGTGATTGTATTTACGCATGCTGCTGGAACGGGAAAAAGTAGAACCGCCGAATGAAGGAATCTGAAGACGCACCCATGGAAACTGCGATGAAAGTATGTTGCCGTAAAACCCACTCACCAATATATCATGAGCAGACTGAGCTGTACCATCAAACACATTATCTCCAACAGTCAATCCATGCTGCTTATCACCCTTGAAATTGTACCGACGCGGAACCACGTAATCAGTAATATCCTGCCACATGTCATGGTATAATTGGCGCTCACGGTAAAGTTCAGCATACCAATCCAGTATGTTCTTTACCTTATCTTCCTCTTTGGCCTTTGTTAATTTTACTTCTTCAGGCATAATATTTTCCTTTATCCCAACAATGTTTTCTTATTGGTAACTAAACTTGTACCGCCGAGAACACCCTCACCACCGGTAAGCAATGTTTTGCTGCGTCCCATCATTTTCCTGATACGCTCGCGTTCCGCATCTTGAGCCGCAATAACTTCCGCATCGGTTTTCTGCGGTGCCGCTGCCGGTTCCTGAACTGTTGCCGGTCTACTTGATGAACCAAAAGACATAACTTCCTCCTATACCCTCAATCCATTTCCTTCTCTGTGAAACTTCATGGGATTATACCCACCGGAACTATCTTCCCGCGGCTGTCCGGCAGGCTGATATCCCACATTAGCCTGATTCATATCGGGGAATGGCAAATGAACTTCCGGCGATTTGATGCGTGCCAAGTCATCCAGCATGTCATCATGAGAACCGAATGGCCATGGACGCGCTTCCTCATTCAAAAACACCTGTGTCAAATCAACCTGCTTGCCTTCAACCGTCCGGTACAGGCATTCTTCCGGTATGTAGATTTCCCCTTCCTTCACCATAGGAACAATACAACTTATCCGATCGTTTTTCTCAACATTGCCGCCAACCGGTTTAATGGTAAATCTGTAATTCTCCATTTTCATTACGTATTCAATATGTGCTATGTCTGCTTGCATCCCGTACTTTTCGTAGTAGATTCCCTTGATTGACCGACCATATTTACGATGAAGCGCAAACATCACATCAGTGCGCTCTTCCAAACTAAGGCGGTCCCTTATCCACTCAACCACATAAATATTATGATCAGCGCTTAAACCAATTACAGTAAATACCGTATAATCGTTTACCTTTTTCTTCTCATTGGCTGGGTCAACGAAAATCAAAATGTTCATCCCGCGCCAGCATTCCTTTTTAACCGTTGACCAAAATTTCCACCACTCCATATCGAACCCATACTTGCTTTCCATCTTCGGATTGCAAAGCACCTGGCAGGCGAACTGGTAAGGTGTAAGAGTTTTTCTCCGATCTGCCAGTTGTTCAGGAGTCCACCAGACAGGTGCGCCGGTGACAGTTCCATCGACAGTACCCGGGAAAAGGCGCTCTTTAAGAATTCCTCTGCTTATCATCTGCACATACGGATCGTTGAAATGGTAGTAGGTGCCCACACCGCGCTTACGATATCCACGGCAAGTAAGGTTTGTGGAAGAATTCACTGCCTCCATCGTTTTCGTGATCATTTCCGGATTAGTAACATTCTTCTCATTCAACACATCATCCCAAACCAATATGCTATGGTGCATGCCGGTCCGGAGGCCATCAATCAACCCTGACGCCTCAACCGTGTTCTCAACATAATTCCCTTTCCTCTTGACCTGAATTCCATCATCCTCTGACCACTTCGGCGATTGCTTGGCCGGATTTGGATAAAGTATATCGGAGAATAACTTCTTCAACTTATTATTTTCTTCCAATTCATACTTAATCGGCTGCATATGATCCTTGGCAACCGGGCGGGTATGAGAAAAAATGCAAATACGCTCTTCAGGATTCTTCAATATATCCTGCAAACTTAGACCAAAAGTTATCAAACTGGACTTTCCGTGCTCTCTACACCACACATCCATCATCCCATCTGGTTCACGCATAATATCTCTGGTGCGCGCAAAATGAAAATCAGAATCCAAATCCCTTCTGCCACACATATAAACCATCAAAAAGAACAAATCCTGTCGGCAAAGTTTTCGAAGAACAGCAGCTTCCTCTTTCCGCTTCCGCCCTTCAGACACCAAAACGCCGTATCGCTCGTGCGCCTCGACTCTGGTTATCTGGTTTGATGGTGACTGTTCCATAATTGCCTACCCTACCTACTTACCGACCCGCTATAAAAATTTCTGGAAAAATTTTGGAAACTGTAAATACCCCTTTTAGGTATGAGATTATGTGAGAGGCAGTTCTTCCGTGAAAACGGGCACGGCTGATTACCCAAAACCGGTCTGCATGACCCCCCTGCCTTGATTAATAAGCTATTCATACCATTCCTTGCCTGCGGCGCTTGTGGTCTCGGCTGGTTGAATTGGATTTGTACCCTGTTTTACTGTATCAACTTTAGAATCTAGGGTAGATGTAATCTTACCAGTGCTCTGTTTTCTACTTGAACTAGCTGATTTAGTTGTGGTTCGTGGTGCATACTTGCCGCGCTTCCCACGTTTAGTTGGCTGAACTGGTGAATTGGTAGGCTCTAAATTGCCGCAGGTTGAACGATCGGCAGCAGGAGCAGTGGATTGATCAGGGGTAAAAGTGCCCGGATCAGTAGGAACGGCAGGAAGCAGGCTGGACAAGATATCATCATCCGGCGAACTGGGCAAACTGGTGGCAGGTGTGTCAGATTTGCCACTCACATCAATCGTCGAACCGGAACCGGCAGACTTTAATCCGCAAAGCTGGTCGATCATGCTGCCTAAATCGGAATCCAGGTGCTCCGTAATGGCGGTCGGCTGGCCTTTCTCTAACCTAATCATGTTATTGATTTGACTGGCTGCATAGGCTAAATTGTTGAGGCTTGCAGCTTTTAATTTCTTCTTGTTCACCATTTGAGTTACAATTCTGAACTCTACCGAATTAAGTATTTCAGCCCGTTTTTCTTCGTAAATCCTTGATTGTTCTGGGGAATGCATGAGATTGAGGAAATTCTTCAACGCGCCATGAACTGCTGAAGGCACAACGCCATAACGATTAGCAAGCTGCTGGAATGTATAATTATGTTTGAATTTTAACTTGAAAGCTTCGGCAAGGTCTATTTTGCCTCGGTATTCGGGAATATTTTCAGTTTGTTGAACTGCCAACGCTCCACCCGGCATAGATACCTCGATTTTGATTGGCTCACATATGAACTTAAAACATCACTATGTCAAGCTATTTTTATTAATATAGTGCAAAATAGTGGTATGTATAGCAACATTAATCAATATTAATAACAGGTTGAACGCTCTAGGATGGGCTGTAATCAACTTTCTTGTGTCCGGCTGTATGATTATAAGGTAAAAATACAACACTGGGAAATGTAGTAACCATGCATATTACAGCAGTGTATTAATATTGCAATCTGCTATGATGTAGTATTTATAAGGGTTACAGCGTGTATCATTTATTATGCATTTTATACTGTATTTATCATCTATTTTATATATTTTATTAATTTATTTTGCATTGTAAGTATGCAATATCTCATGTATTGTTAAAATAGTTTAAGATTGTTTAAATTATTTTAATAATAATACTTGACATTAATTAATAAAGGTATATATTAGCAATCAAGAGGATAAACAACTAACTAACAACTTAAACAGGAGGTCACATCATGAACACAGTATTACTAGGAAATTTCAAAAGCGTAGATCAATTTGACGGAAGAAATGGAGCGGTTAAGAATCAATTTATCATTCAAACAGACAAAGGACTTGTGTTTCAATCTTATAACACAGTCATAGCCGCGAAGATTGAAGGAAAGCGTTATCTTGACGCTAAGAACTGGGATTATTCCACCACTACCGGCAAATATCGCAATCAATTCTTGAATGAAACAAAGAAAGAAACTGAAAAGAAAATCAAATCCGGCGAATATATTATGACTGATTTAAATTAAAAGGCTTTACCTGTTCACCTGCCAAAAGGTGGACAGACTAAAACTTTTTAAAAGGGAGGTAATATTTATGCACGGAACCAACAGCACTAAGCTAAAAACAGCAAGCGAAGAAATAGACAACCGCACCACCGAACAAATCGAGGATGACCTGGCAGCTGAATTGCTAGGCAGATTAGCCTTGACACTGGGAGTTATAGCGGCCGGAGTATTTGTAATTTTAACAATTATTTATTTGTAGAAGGAGGTAAAATCATGTCAAGAATTAAAAAAGGCGAACCAGTAGCAAAACCGGATTATAAAATAAATATATATCCAGTGGCTTACATAAATGTTGATGATTCAGGATTACTTGATCAAATCGAAATGATGGTGAATTCATCCGCTTCTGGTGATGGTCAATTTCTTGTATCACGAGAATATCTCGACGAGCAAATTAAATCAATGGAAGAAGGGCATGAAATAGAAGAAAGTGAAAAAGAAACTTTCAATTTTCTTGTTAAGATAACAACGGAATTAAAAGACTTCGGCGGTGATATCTGGTTTTATAAAAATTAACTTTAGGAGGTAAAAATGTCACTAATATCCATGATTTTATTATCAGCAATATCGTTTTACATCGGCTGGGAAATCCGGAGCTTGTGGAAGATAAACAGGCGAAACGGTATAATTGACAATGCAAGATTGAATTTGAAAAGGAAGGAGGATAAATCACATGGCAAAAAGTAAGGCAGGCAGGCCAAAGGGAAGTATGAACAAACCGGCTAAGACTATATTTTCAATTCAAATGTTGACCTCGCCGGACTATGAAGCATTAAAAGACTACGCAGAAGAACAACAACGAAGTGTAAGTCAATCGGCAGCAATTTTAATTTATAAAGGTTTATTTCCAGATGAAGATTAAAACTTAAAGCAAGAATCCCATGGATTGCATAAAGTCTATGGGATTCTTTGCACCTTTTTTAACATTACAAGTAGGACATAATAATTGAATATTTGATATTTTATTATTACCACCTAGCGCCAATGGAAAAATATGATCAATATGATAGGATTTAGATATGTTTTTATTACAAGCAACACATTTATTTTTTTGTTTTTTCATTAATAATTTAATGTCTTTTTCTGTAAATGAACCATCGGCATTTCTTTGTCTTGATCTTCTAACGCAAGCTCGTGCTCTAACTTTAATAGGGTTTGATATTCTCCATTTATTACTATATGATTTTATTTTTTCAGGATTATTTTTTCTCCATTTATCTGTAATATTTTTACATTTATCAAAATGTTTTTTTCTGTATCTTTTATCAGATTCTTTTTTACTTTCAGGATTGTTAATATGCCATTTTTTACTTGTTTCTTTACTCTTATTTTTATTTAAAGAACGCCAATTGTTTGACATTTTTCTATATTTATCTGGATTTTTATCATATCTTATCTTTGAATTTAATTTAATTTTTTCAATATTATTAAGTCTCCATTTATTATTCATTTCTTTTTGTTTATCAGGATTAGCAAGAGACCATGCAGCACTATATTTTTTTGAACAAGAAACGCATTTATTGTTTTTATAAAACTCTGTGTTGCCGCATTTTCGGCACTTTTTTAATTCTGTCGAAATAATAGGATTTGCAATGAGGACATCTTCGCACATCGGGAATTCGGGGAAACCACTCATAATTACACCTCAGACATTTAATCTTTTTAACTTCTGTTTTCATGGTTATAATGTACTCCCTATAAGTAAGTTTGTCAATATATATTTCTTTTTATGGTTAAAACTCATTTAAACACCCCTAGAATCAATTTTAATAATTAAATGTAAAATGACATTAACCAATTTTTAAAATTCAATAGGGAAAGACTAAGGCACTAAAAAGGCACATCATCCAACCCACTTTCAAACTTTCCACCATTTTCCGCTTCCAAATCTTCCAACTTTATCCATGTAGGCTTTTCAAATTCCAGCGCATCCAGCCACCAACTAGGTAGGAAACTGGGATTTTTCTGTATAGCTTCTTTGACTTTCAAATCAAGAATGTAGGTGTCGGCAGTATCTTCAGAACTGCGCACACCCCTTCCGGCCATCTGGCAAACTGTAAGAAGCATGCTGGAAGTGTACCACATTTGACCTATTTTGGAACTAAACAAGCGCGCATTAACAACCTTATCCCCCAAATATAGGAATGGAGCTTTGCAAATTATAATAAATCGGCACTTGTCCTCTTCCAGACTTATGCCCCTTTCGAGACTTGGTGAAATAAGCACAAGCGGCTCGTCTGAGGTAGTAAATCGGTCTATAACTTCCTGCCGGTCCTTGGAGTTATGAGTAATCAAACGAAGGGAATCTACCCCATCGATAATTTTATTGGCTAAAGAATACGAAACCGCATGAATTATTCCTTTCACATCCGGGTAATGGTCAACGATCAACTTAACCGCGCTGATCAGCTTCGGTAACTCCATGTTGGTTGTTTTGGCTGTCATGTTTGCCACCGGCCAACAATACACCGGCCGATTCTCAACTGGGAACTGGGAAGGTATTTCAAAGTAATCCATGTCGGATGTATCAATACCCAGGCATTTTGCCAATACCATTTTAGGTGGAAAGGTTGCACTCATAAGCACGAACTTTTTACCATGGCGCCATAAATACTCTTCGGATAATTCAGAAGTCAACCACAGCGGCCGGAAGATTAACTTGTTTTCCTGATTATCTAGTATCCAATCTGAATCAACATTAGTCAGAAACAAATCTATCTTTTCCTTCAGCCGGACCACCCGGGATCGCTCTTTAATCACATCCAACTGATGCACGTTGATATCTTCACCCCAACTTTCAATGTCGGCGGATAATTTCTTAATTATACTGGTCACTCTGTATTTAGCCTGATTGCCGAATTCCTTCCAGCTATCCAACAGGCCGGATTTGTCCTTAGAGGTCATTTTCAAACTGCCGGCCATGTCTAGCATACCCAACCGGCGCAAAGCATACGTGGAAAATTGCAGGGTAACGAAATTGATCAGGGTATTTTCCAGACTATCAGCTTCATCCACCACTACGAACGGTGCATTGGAAAACCGGCCAACATAATTTGATTCAGATAGGAAATAATCGTAATTTAATATCCGGTAATTAGCAGCAAGCACCTGCCGCTTTCTCAATTCATACGGACAATCTGATTTCTTGTGAGTACAACTTCCACCGATCGCCGAACATTCCCCACAGGAAACTTCTGGATTGTTGAGGCAATTGTAATTTGCTCTTCCAAACAAACTGGATGCTTCTGGGAAATCGGAAGTAATCTGGTTTTGAAGCAATTTAGTATGCACAAGATAGGTGAGTCTACCGGAATTGGCACCGGCTACCATTCCAAGCACGGACTTCCCGGCGCCAGTCGCTGCACCCACAACCACAATCTTTTTTTCACTGTCTGAAATATACTGGATTGCTTCAGCCTGAAGTTTGCGGAATGATTTGTCGCGGTAATTGCTGAAGTTGGATTTAGCCTGATGCAAGATTTCAAGGTCGGTTTTATTCATGGGTTTCCTTTTTAAAATAAATTCATATTTTCTTGTTTGTTTCTTATTTTCTTTTCTACTGTAATAATCGTATCGTTATGGCTACCACCATGAGCAACTAAAAGAATTTCTATAATATCAAATCCCCTTACTTTCCCTATTCCTGAACTATTCCACCCAAAAGAAATACAAATACCATTTAATTTTAATATCCGGGAAATTTCGTTTATGTGTTTTGAACGCCAACTACTTTGGGTTGTTTCCATTGTAACGGGTATTCCCACATTTTTGTAGCACTCTGAAACTTGCCTTAATGAATACGGCGGATCGTAAAATACAAAATCAATGGAGTTATCTTGAAACTGTTTTAAAAAATCAACAGCGTCCATATGATAATCTGTATTTATTTCTGGATTAAGGTCATTCGTAATTTTAGCAAGTTTACTTTTATTGGCAAATGGATCAATACTTTCAAATTCTGGTTTAAGATATTTGCAAATTAATTCATTGATACATTTTATATCAAAAGTATTGGAGTTGGGCATTTCCCATTTCCGGTTAATAATTATTTCGGTTTTATTCATGTCGGTTCAGTTCCTTTTCTTCCGGTATTTAGTATTCTATAACTCTAATAAAGACTTTACTATAGACTTATATATATAGACATCTGTCCCATGGACACGATACACAATGTGTAAATGTATCAATGTATCAAACGTATATAGAGGACTAATGTTTCAATGTGTAATGTATCAATGTTTCAATGTACCAATGTATCAAACAACAGATAAACCACTAGCATTCTTACGTTTTCTGTATTCACGTTTCCGCAACCTATCTTTCATCTTTCCTATTTCTTCGTTGTTCTCAAATTCATCTTCCCATATCTCTAAATACTTTTCATGGAATTTTTTGTTCAATTTGTTCTTTAAGTTGTCCCGTTGTCCCATCAAAACATCATGGGACAAATGCCCTTTTCCGTAACTTTCGGCCAATTCTCGTATCTTTGAACGGATAATATCGAGGTCATGGGAGGGCGATAAAACATCTTCACAGGCCAAATGGAAGTCATAAATTTCACCCAATTTTAGATGATTTGTGGTCTTAAAAACATGCTCCCAAATCTGTCCGCCGAGGTATAAAAGTGACCTGTAAACATCTAACCGGCGCTTAAATAAATCCGGTCGCGCTTCCTTTAATTTATCTGCTAAAATCTCCTGGGAAGGGTAAATTGGCAACTGGACTCTCTGGCCGCCACTCTGACTTTTTATCACCGGAAGGCAATCAATAAGGTCTTTTGGATTCAACTTTTCAATCCATTTTCTCTTCTCAGCAATTACTTCTTCCGTCCAAACTGAATGATCTTTTCCACTATATTTCATAATATATTCTCCTTTATAGGCCGTAGAAAATCCATACTGTGACACGAAGCAGGGAAAGGATTCCCGGATTCCAGTATGAACTCCCTACGGCTTTATTATTAATTTTGCTTGATACATTTGTTATTGCTCCGTGTCGATTAAAATACTACGCTTAAACTATATGTATGTCAAGGTAATTATGATTAAACTTCATGCACCATTTTGTAAAACCTACAAGCATGATCCAATATCCACCGGCTGGCATGCTCCCTGTTTCCCGCAAAGTACACATTGACATGATAACGTATGGCAAAGGAAATAATGGCGCCACGGACCGTTTCCGGCGAAACTTGGGTAAAATTCTGGTGCTGATAGACTGTGCTTTCCTTTTCTTCTATGCACAATCCCACCCATCCACCGGCATCTACCATGGATCTGAATCGTTTCATCTTGGCAACTGTTTTATCGCGCTCTGAAGAACAATAAGGGAACAAATCACCAATAAACTTCCTTTCAATCGCAAATAATGGAAATCCTTTTATCCCATAATCACCATCATGCAAAGTTGCCGACTGAATTGTTAATCCTTTGGGAATCCGGGCAAAAAGTGGTCGCTGTTCCCGGGTGTCCTGCAATAACACAAATCCATCCGGAATAATCGTTGGCTTCAACTCGTACAGTTTCCCGTAGTTTTTATTCTGGTATGATTTCAAATATTATCTCCTTTTCGGCAAGATTCAACATTTATTTACCTAGTTACTGATTATCTTCTAAACGTAATTCATTATAAGGAACCCTAGATGATCTTTGGTTTCCATCAAATTTTACTGCGGCTAATTGTTCGCCATAATAATTAACCGTATGCTTTACATTGCCATAATAAACACCATGTTTTGCCTTATCTGTATAATTTTTTCTATTTAGATAATGACGATAGTGCCACACAACTCTATCACCTGTTTTAATTATTTTTTCTTCAGTCATTTCACCCCTCCTTATTTTTCAGCCTTAAACTCACTATCCCGACATTGTTTGGTTCGGATGTAGCCGATAAACCTTTTTAACATTCCTAAACATCTCTCTTTATTCCATATAGGCCAAACAGTAAATCTTCCGTGCGGCGTTTGAGATAAACCCATATAACGGTCGACGAGAAAACAGTTTACCCCTCTTATTTGTACAATTTTATAATACTCATAATTACCTACGTCATCATAAACTTCTTTCTGAAAATACAACCATTCAAAAAACTTGATAGCTATCGTCTGAATGGTAACGCTTATTTTTCTTTGCATTGAATCACCTTTTTATATGGAATATAAATTACTTTTTGTGGTCGCATTAACCAGTAAAATGGATTCCACTTAGACCTGATTTTAATTTTAGTGTAATACGTTCCGTAAATCATAACGTCTTTAATAGCGTTTTCCATGCTCATTACGGAAAATATATCTCTCATTTTCCCTCTCCTTTAAATTTTAATACCGCATCCACGCCTGCTTATTTTTCTTTGCATTGGGTTGCCTTCCTTTCCAATTCTTCAAAAGTATAAATAAATATCGGGTCGCAAACTAAATTAAATGTGTCTAGTAGAGACTTTTCAAATTCGTTCTTTTCTTGTTCATCTTCAAAAAAGAAAGTTCCGGTTATTTCCCACCAACTTGGATTTATACCAACAGAGGTATCTCCATTGTTTCCTATTTTATAACCTTTTACTTCAATCATTTTCCCTCTCCTTTAAATTTTAATAACATTTTACCACGAAATTAAAGTAACTCCTAAAATCATAGCAATACACAGCAAGATAAAAAAACCAATTACGGGTATTCCAAAAATAATAAACACACTCCATAATATTACTTTCTGCCAATTATTCATGATTACTCTCCTTTAAATTTTAATACCGCATCCAGCAATAATTCTTTTTCAGTCATATATTGAACTGGTATAAAAGTACGATTCGCAAATTCCCAGTTACCGAGAATCGAAAATAAGAATTTTAATAATAAATCTTTTTCTTTCATTATCTCCAACAGCTCAATGCGGCCTGATTTGGTGGTGAAGTCGGGGTTTGATTCTTTGATGTGCTTTTTAATAAATTCCCTGCTGGATATACTAAGTGAATTAGCTTTTAAGCCACAAGAGCATTTATACATACAAGAACAATCATCTTCTTCATGCCACGGTATTACTAATTTCAAACACGCCTGTTTATTCTTCTCTGTTACTGTCATGGCTTGCCTCGTAGTCCTTGAGTAAAACAATCATAGACCCGTCTCTGTCAATTTCATCATTTTCATCATTATTGTAAATCTCTTTTATCTTCTCCACCAACTCCACCGCCTTCTTCGCTGATTCAAGTTGGGATTGAAGGGCGGTGATTTGTTCTTTTGAGATACGCAGTAATCCACTTAATCTATATGATTCATTTCTAAACATTATGTCAGACTCACTCAGCACCTTCACCTTTTCTTCCAGTTGGGCGTTGGCGGATTGGAGTTTAATACCAAGTTCTGTCTGAATTTGTCGTAAGTATTTCAACTCCCGAATCTCTGAGTCCTTGGCGGCGTAGAGGGAAAGGAGTTGGGATTTTAATTCACTAGTATCATATAAAGGGCTATCAGACTCGCTTGCCGCTACAATTATTTTTTCTATTAATTCCTCAATCTCTTTCATATCGTAACCTCGTAACTTCTTTTTTAAATTCCTGATTCTCTAAGCAAGTCATTTTGAATAAAGCAATAAGGTCTTTTTTCCTTAACCTCATCATTTCCTTTTCCCATTCTTTACCAAAAGGTTCGTATTCTTCAATCTTCATGGTTGCTCCTTTCTCCCTTTGCCTTTCTTCAGCCCGATAACTATCTACCGTGGTATTAATCATTTCCGATTGACTCGGAGGCTGCTGCCATTTATGATTTTGCATAATTAATTCCTTTTAAGCAGCGAGTTCTCTACGGATTTTTCAGTTTGCAAGGCATTTATTCCATCCCTCAAACCCACTGCTATATTATTTTACCAATCATCTGGAACTTCAGGAACTGGTTTAGTTGACACCGGAACTTCTTCTTTAACCGCTGTTGCTTGTTTCTTCACTTCCTTTGGTTTTACCTGTGCCTTTCCATCAATAGCCACCACACCGCCATCTTCAATGAAAATTCCTACATTCTTATCATCACTGACTGACTCCATCCACAACTGGAAATCCTGATCCTTGATGATTTCCCGAATAATTGCGCGGTTGTCGTTGTCCAGCAAACTGCCATCTTTGATGCGAAGTACCCGTAATGTAGGATTCAAAGCCATGGATATCTGCAATCCAATCATTAATTTCTGGCCATCGGATGCCTGGGCAAGAGGAATGCCATCATACAGTAAACCATTTTCATCAAAGGTAAGACCAGCCACCGGCATTTTGGCGCCTTCCAAGGAAATCTTACGTTTCTTTTCCACAGTTTCAATTTCAGAAGTCTTGGTATCGTAAAGTTTGGTCTGGTCAGCATGCTTTTCCTTGGCTTCCAGATAAAGTTTGTTTGACCTTATCTTCCGGTTTTTATCTTCAGCCACGGCGATTTGGGATTGAATATCGGAAATGTCGCGCTTTGGCTCTTCGCTTAATTCTGCAAAAACATTTTCATAGTCTAATTTAAGACCATTATTAACCAATTCCAATCTTAAAATTTCATCCCTGCATTCATCAATTTTCTTCCGGTTTGCCTTGGCCTCATTCTTCCGGTCCTCATTTTCTGTATTTTTCCGGTCCCATTCAACATTAAATTCCATATCCTTATTCATCTTGCCAGCAATGTCGGTTATGGAAACCTCTTCAGAATCACTTCCTACTTCTTGATCGAATGTCAACCCATCCAACGTGGCCTTAGCAGTTTTCACATCCCGACCAATAATCGTTCTTTGTTCCCGTAATTCCTTTTCTTCCTTATCCAGTGCATCCACATCTACACCGATAAGTTCCAATACCACCCGGCGCTGTTCTGTTTTATTGATGAAATCCAAAGGATCGAAGGAAATACTGCCAACCAGATCATCCAGGAATTTCTGCGGCGATTTGATTTTGGAACCGTCAACCGCTTCGATGGCCAGATAAGAATTGTCTTTGGTAAAGGAACGGGTAATTTTATACATCGGCAATTCAATGATAATCTTACCTTTATCCGCGCCTTTGTTGATGGGTTTTTCAGGTATTGACTTCCCACCGGTAAGCGCCATTACGATTGAATCAAGAATACTGGATTTTCCGGATGCGTTCTTTCCCCTAATTTCAACCATGTTGTCTTTAGGCACGATTTCCACGGCTTTTAATTTCAGCACATTCTCCGCGTAAAACCTCAAAATCTTCATTGAATCAATTTTCTTTTCGGTCATAACTTTCTCCTTGACATATATTTTATTTTTGGTATCCTAATCACGTTCTCGGCGTGATGTGTTCATTAAGTACTCCTGAGGAAAAGGCTGGCTTTAATTAGCTGGCCTTTTCTTTTAGTTGCGATTCCCAGTATTCAGCGTTACCTTCTTTACCGGCAATACCATTTTCCAATATCCTGGCGTTAGTATGCCTGCAACCGGCCACTACTGAAGCATTACAAATTGCTGAATCCATATTCTTATGCGGTCCGGAGTAACCATTCCAACGGTTATTTGCAAAATATTCTACAGTGTAAATCATTCTGTCTGTTCCTTTCATGTTTTATACCTTCCTGCAATCCGGCGACTTTCCCGCGGTGGTAGGTTTAGGTGGCGGTAAGGAGGGGCGCGGGGAGCTTGCGACTCTAGCGCGCGCCACTCCAGCCACCGTAAAGAACCGTACCACTAGCGGAGGAAAAGCCGGGAATACAATTTAAACTTCCTTTACCAATCCCTTAATTTCCTCTTCCGTTTTATGGATCTGATCGTTAATTTCCTTGTTGGAATTTTTCTTCTCAGTTTTCAGGTCGAGAAGCCGCTGCGTTGCTGATAATAATTTCTTATTTAATTCTATTCTTTCCTGTGATTCCAATTTAATTCCTCCTGAATTGAAGGACGGTGGCCGGTTTGGATTTATCCCGGCTATTCCAACCCTCAAGGTTTCCCTCACCGCCTATATTTCTACTTACTTCCTACCAATCCTCGGTTTTCGCCTGTGCACCAGCATCGGCAACTGTTTCTTCCTTTTTCCCTTTACCCTTTACCGCTTCTTTGGATGCCGCAGCACCTTTTTCCACCGCCTTGAATTTCATCGTGGCAATCTCAACCACGTTGGAATACTTGCCATCCTTGGAGGTTTCCGTGCGCATCTGGCAGAACTGGCTGGGAACTTTGATTTTCACTTTATCCATAATAGCCGTTTCAAAGAAGCTGCGGTCGCCAGGGAATGCCTTTTCAAAGTTATCCTTCTGGCCGATGGCCGCGATAATGTCGCCGATTTTCTTCTCTCCGAATGCTGTTTCCGAAATAACCAGACTGATATCGGCTTCATGGTCGGAGGCATCTTCATCATTGATCTTGGCGGGGAACTTCCAGAGGTTATTACCTTTGGCATCCTGGACAACTTTGCCTTCTTTGTCATGCATCAGATCGATGCCTTCACCCATTTCAACCTTGTGCCAGCCATCTTCGGGCTTTTTGAATCCCCAACTGGAACTCTTGTCATTTCCTACATCACTTTGAACTTTCATGCTTTTTCACTCCTTTTCTTTTTTAGTTAATTGTTAAATTTTACTTAATACCTTTTCCAGCTTCCATAATCGGTATCATTGCTTCCGTTGGAACATAAATAACCTGATTAATTTTCCCCTCTTTTAATGCCTCTGCAAAACCTCCGATAAATTCCTGTTGACGGTATTCGGGGAAGTCTTTTGTGGCTTGTCCAACAATTTTAATTGCTTCGGCTCTTAGAACAGCTGCCTCTTTTTCTCCCCGCGCTTGTTCAATCTGAATCTGCCTTGTTTGGATGGCCTTTTTTAAATCTGCCTCTCCTGCAACTCCTGACCGCCATACATTCCACGCTGGAAGGGCAAACATTAAAGCAATTATAAAAACAATCACTAAAAATATCCCTCCCATTACAACAGCTTCACCTTCACCTTTTTGATTTTTCATTACGATTTCTCCTTTGGTTACGTTAAGATTTTTGAAGTTATACATCCTTGACTTCACTTCTTTGAAACACCGGACAAATTCAGTGATACTTACACAATAATTAGCATCGTAATAATCCGCCATATCAGCCTGAATCTTTGCCGGTTCGCCGAGGATATCAAAACTTACATGACCTTCAGTGTCTTTCCACTCTTTTACTTGATGCCCTTTGAACACCATGAAAGCCACAAGCAAGGTATCCTCAATGTTCGTTGTCGGAGAATTCATGTTCCCCATACTGTCCTTTTCACTCCTTTCATTTGAATTGGTAAAACTGGTTATTGGCCCTCCTTTCCTGTTTTTATTTAAATAATGAATCAGTTACTAAGCCTTTATCCCATGCTTTCTTTGCCGTAGTAAGCGTTAAGGCATTTCCAGTTTGTGGTTGTTTTTTACATTTTAAATTATTACACCCAACTGTAAAAACTACCTTTTCTTGATCAAAAATTTTACCCCTTGTTTTTACCAGTTTCCAGCCACATGAAGGACAAGGTTTACAATCTTTTAATTCATTAATTCTTTCCTCTCTTTTTTGCATAATTTCCTCCTTTTTCTACCCTGCCGCCAGCGGTCTTTAGACGCATACTTTTAAACTTCCTTTGCGGTTATCTAACTTGGCGGCAAAGGTTTATTTAATCCCATGAGCCACGTTAAACATTTTGGTTATATTAAAAGGTTTCTGAATTACCCCACCTTCCGGCTTCACCCCCGTCCACTTACTGACAAAACTTCCATCATCATCGCAAGATACCACCGGAGGATAAACAACCACGCCATCATCATTAAACCGGCTTTCCACTAGGCCAATGAAATCAAAATACCCTTTCATATCCCTGGGAAACTCCTTGCCAGCTAATGCCGGAGCGCATGATAATGACCGGTCCCACTTCGGTTGCTCCTGATCACGTGCCGTACAATGCACATCAATTCCATTTACTGTCAACCGTTCCAACCCTTTCATCAGCCGGAACATATTGCCACTCATGGCGCCGAAACTTTCCTGTGTACCCTTCACCCGGGTAGTCAGGTCCTTCTCACTGGTTTTCTTATTGTTGACTTCCCGCGCTTCGAAGTTCTCTTCCAATATTTCATCCCGTAAATGGATATTCATAATGTGGGTAAGGGAATCCAGCAGCAGGGATTTTATTTTGGTAAAGTTCTTCAGCTCCCATATGAACTCCAGCAAATCCTCGAACCCTTCATAATAAGCAGTAGCCAACTTAATATTCGGCCGGTTGATTGCCTTGATGGTTAAATCCTCCTGTGCGCGCTCAGCCAGTATGTGCATGATAGGATCAGGTGCGGTTTGCAGCACAGTTGCCGATTTGCCAACTCCTGATTTCCCGTACCACAGGCAGAAGTTTCCTGTCTTATCAACTGATGTAAGATCCTCTGGTTTGTAGATTTTTACTTTCATGGTTATTATCTCCTTTATTTATTATTTAATTAAATCACTTCATGTTCATCAACAAAATCAACTCCATCGATAACCGTAAGAGGATCAACCTGCCGCAACAATCCGGTAGCAACCATGGCAATCCACTTTTCATCCAATGTTCCATTGTTGTTTAATCTTCCTTTGCTATCCAATGATATTTTACAAACTATTCTGGCCATTACACCGGCTAATGCAGGTGCTTGCACATTGTAACCTTTTTTAACAAACTTGATTACACGCATGAAAGAACCACCGGCTTCTTCTTCCCGAACAGGAAAAGTATATACCAACCTTTTTGCAGCTAAGTCAGAATAAAAATGGGAAGAACAAAGAGAATGGAAAACGTGCTTTGTTTTTTTACCTTCAGTGGGCGTATCTATTATTAATTCTTCTGCCCAAATTACTGATTGACATACCGTAAAATCAAAACTTTCAATCAATTTTCCGGCGGAACTGGAACCATCATGCTGATGATTTTCTTCATAAGGAAATACCCATCTGGTAATAAACTGAACCGGAAAACGCGGAGGTGCCAGAACTGTAATGGCATTATCCGTGGAAAAGTATCTTCCTTTTCTTTCAAGTGTTAAATCTTTTGCTATCTGCAATAATTTTTCCTTTGATGTTCCAAACAGATCAATATCGGAAACCTTATCACCGGATATGGTTGCCCTGATAAATCCGCCGGCCAGAAACAATTCCCCTGCATTCTGTTTGAGTAACTTAACAATATCCCTTGGACAACGTGACAATACAAAATTTAAATCTGAATTTGTTAAAATGTTCATGGTTCTCTCCTTTTCGGTTTATAATCTTATTATTTTCACAATTTTGCACAATGGACATTCCTTCTTAAATCCCCATAGATTGTTCCAATACGCATCCCACACAGCCATAACAATAGCGGTAACACCAATCGCCCAAGGGATAATAAAGAAGGTAATTAGGTAAATGATTTCAAGAATTCCTGCCATTAGAACTTCACCTTCTTTTCCCTTACCTCATACATCTTGTCATTGAAATTATCATTGTTCTTGCATATTCCCACCATATCGCATTGAATCCCTGGCAGGATATTATTACATACTCTGTCATTCTTATACCAGCCGTTATAAATCCTTGCGTTAAACATTTCCCTGAAGATATGCACATACCGGCTTTTCAATTCTTCCAGATCGAACTCTGACCGGTGAAACTTCTTCCCGTATGTATGGTTGACAGCACTGTATCCAATGAAGTAAAACGATGGCCGACTGATAGCATCCTGATAAATCCTTTCCATGAGTTCATCGGCGCTTTCTTCTTTATTCTTACCGGTGGATTTAAGCTGTGAAACCCGCGCCAATTCCATAATGCAGTAATCCAAGGAAGGGTCAGCGAGAAAGTAAGTTCCCACTTGTGAATTAATAAAATAAGGGTCGAGGTAATTGTCCGGCTTGGAAGTGAATTTGTTTTCTACAAAGTAGTTGGAATATTTCCGGTCATAGAAACCGGTTACATTCAGTTCCAACTTGCTTCCATCACCCCACGTGTTGTCAAAGGTAATCGGCATATTGATTGCCGCCTGAAGCTGGCCACCATCTTCAACGTGAATTTCCAGTTGCTTGTAGGCCTTGAATAACCCTTTAACTTTAGCCAAACTGTATTCATCAATCTGAACTTTATCAATCTCAGCAGGCATATCAATGGTTGAATCACCTAAATGCCGCTGCAATGCCTTATCCCATATGGTGCCCATCTTTAACGGCGCTGATTTAAATTCATCCTTGACTACTACGCCTTTAATCTGCTTCAACCAGTATAAATGATGGCAGGTTAAATAATCATTAACTGAGCTTTGGGATAAATGAAGTGATTGCGGAATAATTGATATGCATTTAAATTCATCAGGTAGATTGCAAAACCCTACTTCCCTTTCATCCTCAGGTTCAGCGTAGTATTTGCAATTTCCTTTCTGTGATGGTTCAAACTTCGGGCACGGTAAAGCAAAGGTGGGTTTACTCATATTGTACTCCTGTTCTTTTCGGTTCGTGGGTTAAAGGTTAAATGTTACTGTTCTACTTAATCAAATCTTTAATATCCAATTTCAAATAATAAGCCAGTGTCCAGATATTATCTGTTGTCGGATGATTTAAATAATAATATAATCCTTGTCGGGAAACACCTATCTTACGAGTCAATGCACTTTTTGTCCATCGTTGTTTTTCCATAGCTGTATAGATTTTGTGCATTTTAAACTTGGGTATTTCTTTTCCAATAAATAATTTTTGTATATCAAGTGGAACTTTTTTTATTTTATTACTTATTTGTCTCTGTCTTTTACCGTGACACTTACAACATAATAGTTCAACTTCGTAAGGTTTGTCATAATCAGGATGATGTTTTTGTTTTTTTTCTTTATGTTCGCATTCATAAAGAATGACAAGTTTTTTAGAATGACGATTAGCTA